GAAATCTTTGAAGAGTTTTAACTCTATTAGGCGTTACATGCAATTGCTATGCTTGTGGTTTTGCCACGAGCCTAGAAGTGTATGTAGATAAGTAATAAGTTATTATTTTTCAAAGTGCGAGTCTTTGAAGTTTGGTTCCTGTAAGGGAAGCCGTGGAATACCCGGTAACGATCATTAAACGACGGTATGGTTAAAGTAATTTTAATTAGCGAGTCCGTGGCCACATATGTGGTACTTAAGTGTCCGATTGTTTTGGCAATGAACAGTTGGCTATCTTGTACGTTTGATTGTCATGTATAGAAATCAAAAGTATTTAGCTTGTCAAGACATTTTATTGTTGATGACTTCATTTATTTAGGGGCCCTAGAAAGCTTGCAATAAGTGGATAGACATAAAGTGTGTATAACGTACCCGCAGCGAGAGCATAAGACGGGAGGGGGGTTAAATATATAGACAGACAATAAAGTGAGGTGGCTTCACACACGGGCTGATTGGCTTGGGAGTACCAGCGGGATGACCTCCGCTGCAGTACATTTCCTTCTTGTTTTCCGATCGCACGGCAAGGAGGTTTGTATGACATTGGATCCAGTGTGTAAGTCCGAATCGCGAATGAGTCGTACATGACTTAATCGGCGTATGTAACAAAGGATAGGTAGGCATAGTCCAGCAACCAGGATGCCGCTATAGTGCATTCTTAGAAAAATTAACCTTTCATGAAATATGATAAGCAGCGAAGCTCAGCGAGCACCCCCGTTGGTCAGAAAGGTTTTAGTGCGACTACAATACCCGAAAGAATTGGTGAATAATGAAGAAGGTTATGGTGAACATAACATGGTTTACCCGCATCCCGTCTTTACACCAGATTACTTTCATTCTTTAATTAAATTAATAAAAAATAAAAATAAAAATGAGATTAGTACACTTCGTGTACATAGTACAGTACAAGAGTATAAAGCTCTTGTGAATGACATACACCACGGTGTATCGAGTACATACTATGCCCAAGTAGAAGAGTTTCCGCGACCTGATGATGGTTTACCAGATGTTATTGGTGCGTGGATATCTGCTGCTGGCAAATTAATTGTTCATCTAGCTAATAATTTGCTTCCTGAGCAATTTGAAAGATTCGCTTGGTTTTTTGGCGACTATGTATTTACGCAGCCTGCTTTGGAGGCTGTGAACGAGACGAATGGTCAGAATATATTTAGAACGTTGGGTTGGATGCCTCCTGAGGCTGACCCGTTTCTTGAAGGTTTGCGTGAGTTCTTGAACACCCATACGAAATACAACAAAACTCATACAGACCGTTTTATTGGTACCATAGAGCGTATCATTTTCACGACTATTGCGATGATTACCAATCCGACTAGTGTTGGACGTGTAGCCATTGGTCTTTTATTTGCTAGTGCCGAAATTTCCCAGAGTGGTATCTCAGGAGAAATATATAAATTATTTAGCGAGAGCGCTCAAGGCGCAAACGAGTTTATATCTAATTCAGGCGATGGTATTTTTACCTCCCAAGGTTTTATGGATAAATTGCGTGATGTTCTTTTCTGTGGGCAACAGCTGGAGAATTCCAACTTATCGCGACATATTCGGCGTCTAGTTACATTGAGTTCTTTGATTATGATGTGTTCCGCTAGTAAGATTGATATCCGTAATTTTGACGTTACGAGTATGATGGCGACCTTGCAGGACGCATTAAAAATTGATAATAAGTTGGGAGTTGTGAATTGTATATTGGAAACATTCATATTTTTTGTTGAAAGAGGCTCTGAATTTTTGAGGACAAAAGAAGTGAGTGCTTTTTCCGATTCCCCAACTTCTCTACGCAACTTTGAGAGGCAGTATTCCGAGATTAATAGGTTACATTCAATAGCCATGAGCGGAAATCTTGATAGATTGAAATTTGGTGTTCACCAGTTTTCTGATGGAGAGATAGAAGCGGATCACCATAGTTACATGGGTTTACTTGATTCAACTATACGATTAGGAAAACGTGCCATGGAGGATTGTAAGATGAACAAAGATTGGAGACAATATTTAAGTGTTAGCTTAGTTAGGTTGAATCAGTATTATACTGAATTTCACACTCAACGTGCTAATGCTGCTAGTAGGATTCGCCCCATGAGCATTATGCTTAGTGGTGATTCTGGGGTTGGGAAAAGTACTTTCCATCCCATATTAATGAATTATATTCTTGCGCACAATGGTTTCGGACATCGCATAGAACAGATAATTACTGTAAATGCGGCCGATAAATTTATGGATACGGCAAAAGGACATACTACAGGTATAATATTGGATGATGTTGCAAATCAGAAAGCCGAGACTTGTACCGGTGGGATATCACCTTGCCAGACAATTTTAAATTTAATTAACAACCAACCATTTTTACCCAATAAATCTGACGTTAGGGAGAAATCAATGACGTGTTTGGAACCTATGGTGGTTATTGGAACCACAAATCAAGATGATTTAGATGCTTATCACTGGTCGAACAATCCCTCGTCAATAACTAATCGATGGGAAATCCATGCCCGGATGGAAGTTAAACCGGAGTATCAAGTATGCTACGAGTTAAATGGAAGTATCGTACGGTTACCAAAGCTAGATGTATCTAAAGTGCCGGATAATATAGGTGACATTCCTGATTTATGGAACATTACACTATATCACTTTGAGCCTAAAGGGAACGGTCGCTTCATAGAGAAGAAGAACGGATATAGGTGTAAGACTAGGGATGGACCTAGCATCTATGTGGATAAACCATTGAGCGCGAAGGAATTTGTGGAGTTATGTTTGAACGTATCAGAAATTCACTTCGAGCAACAACGCAGGGTGGTTGAAGACAACAACAAATTTAACAGTACAGTGAAGAAGTGCCTATCTTGTCAGAAAGTTGGGGATTTTTGCACATGCGTACGTGAAATTGTTCCCTCTGAAGTTAGAGACGAAGAGTTACATGCGCATATTGGAGAAGTTTTCCACTATGATGAGAAGAATTTGTTTTCGTTACTCACTAATCGCATGTGGTTGATACCAATATTACCTTTCTTCCGCCGTAAGACGTGGTTTTCCAGAGCAACTTTCCTTTATTATTATCGGAAGGAGATGTTCCGTCTTACTCCCTTTGGATATGTGGTAGTTTTATTTTACCTTAAATTAATACTCACTGCATTATTTATGGGCTATTATGGTATGGCATTAGCATTATTAATATTTGCCACATATGTAGCCCTTTGGCTATTATGTCAGCAATTCTTATATCTGCAATCATTATTGAATACTCGTACTTTAACGGCGCGAGGCTTCTCGCATTTATTTAGTAGCAATAGATTTTCGAAATTGTTAGCAGCCTCCGGGTTTGCTACGATGATTTATTTATTATCTAAATCATTACGGAAGTTGCCAAATATTATTGCACAGGGTAGTTTAAACCCTAGTTGTATAACTGACATATTGGATAGAGATAAACAGCGAGACGTTTGGGCATCGGTGAGATTGTCACCTCGCCTAGACGTTAAGCGTGCGATGACAGATAGTACCCAATTGGCAGAATATGTGAAGGCTCATTGCCTACGCTATATTGAGATGCCCGGTCTTATTCCTGGCAAACTTAGAGGATGCAATGTATTCCTTTTGGATAAATCTTATATTATTTTGCCCGCACATATGTGGGATCGTACTAGTGTCGTGCCCGCTACGATTCGTCATTCTCAAGATATATTGACGGATAGTTATAACGTCCAATTGTATCCGAAATTTGCAGTGGTAATACGCCAGAATGGTATCGAGGTGGATTTATTGCTAATACATGTCCCGAGCCTACGTTCCAGTCGGAATTCCATTGAGTTGTTTCCAGAGAAATACCCTAGTGGAGATATCTATGCAAATTTTTTATCCACTGTCCGGGATGGGACTTATTTTGAATGCAAAGCTTTTCAGGCTAAAATTTGCCAGAAATCCCCCAAGGTCTTATGCCCTGACGGGGAGTTACGCGAAAATTTAGGTATCAATGCAGATTACACCTTGGATAAGGCTACTTACCCAGGTTTATGCATAGGTACTTTGATAAGTTTAGGAAAGCCTCCGGCAATTCTTGGATTTCATCTTGCAGGTGAAGTGTATCGTGGTAGAGCTACGCTATTAACACGCACAGATTTAGTGGCTTCTTTAGATATTTTGTCTGAGATTGTTAGCGATGTATCATTGGAAGCTCATAGTGGTGGAGATATTCCTGTATCAATATTAGGGGTACCTATTATTAAGGGAGAGTACATCAACCATAGGCATCCGTTGTGTTATTTGGAGAGTCCTGGAGCAGTTGAAGTATTTGGTTCCACTGGAGTTACCGTAAAGCGAGAGAAAAGTAGTGTTATAGTATCTCCCATTTCGGGACTGGTTACAGAACTACTCGGTGTAAGGAACATTTGGGGTCCTCCGCCGCTTCGCGGATTGGATAATAAATCATCCTGGCGGAAATGGGAACAGGCTTTTACTCACATGATTCGCCCATGTATGTCTTTTGATCCCGACTTGCTTCATCGCGCTACAGATGACTATTTAAGTCCGTTGCTGCAATTAATACGAGAGGGCAATTACGATGATCGTGTTGCACGCCCTCTTAGTGATAGAGATACGGTTAACGGTATTGTAGGTATGCGCTTTATCGATCGTATGAACATGCAAACATCAATGGGTTTTCCACTCAGTGGATCAAAGAAATTGCATTTAGTCGACCATGTAGATGGTGAAGGCAAACCTTATCAATTATTTGAGCAGCAGTATCATGATGCAGCCGCGGAGGCGGAGCAAGTACTCTTGTCCGGGACACGCGCTAATTTCATTTACAAAGCGTGCGCTAAGGATGAAGTTATTGAGCAGGGAAAAGATAAAGTAAGAATATTTGAAGCCGCTCCATTAATAGAACAGTTGCTCGTGCGTAAATATGGTTTACCAGTAGCACGTTTTCTCTCTACTCACACATTACTATCAGAGTGTGCAGTGGGAGTGAATTGCTATTCCCGCGAGTGGGACGAGTTATGCGAACACATTACGGCCTTTAAGAACAATAAGATCTTAGCAGGCGATTATTCTAAGTATGATTTACGCATGTCTGCCCAATTGATCCTTCAAGCTTTCAAGGTATTAATCACCTTGGCGCGTCAGATGGGATACACTAGAGATGAGATTTATGTTTTCCAAGGATTAGCAACAGAAGTAGCTAACCCTCTAATAACTTTAGATGGGGTACTTGCGCTATATTCGGGATGTAATCCTTCAGGACATAATTTGACAGTCTATATTAATTCGATAGTGAATAGTCTACTGCTGAGGATGACATTTTTTACTTTATATCCACACTTACAAGATTTTAGGAAGTATAGTCATGTCATGACTTATGGGGATGACGTATGTGCTGGTGTAAGTGATGAGGCCCTAGATTTTTCTATTAAGGCGCACTCAATCTTTATGCAGAAACATGGTATAGTTTTTACCCTACCTGATAAAACTAGTGAGTTGGTGGATCATCTATCAGTAGAAGACACGGATTTTCTAAAAAGGCGATTGGTCTACCGGGAAGAATTGCAGCGATGGCAGGCTCCTATAGAATATGATTCAATTATGAAGAGCTTGCATTGCTTAGTTAGATCCAATTCTGTTGGTACAGCTGAGCAGAGTATGCAATGCATGAATAGTGCTTTGCGTGAGCTGTTTTTACACGGTAAACAAGAGTATGAGAAACACCGTATAGTATTTAATACAATATTAGAAATTATGAAATGGCAGCCTTTTAAGGGTAGCATATTTCATGTTACTTATGATGAATTTCTACGATTGTGGTTAGATGATACGGAATTAATTATTTTAGACGAAGAAGAAGAGATTCTTTTTACGTCGCAGGCGTATGATTATGGTTACCACGAATTTAAGTCCCTAGATGAATTCGTGGCTTATCATACGCTTTCGGGCACAAACGTTTTGGGTACACGTACAATTACCCCTCGATATTGGCTTGATTCGCCAATTTCGGAGTATTACCGAATTACTAAGAACGAACAAACAGAATATGAGGCAACTGGAAGCCCGAAATTCCTTATAAACGTCCGTGGAGCGAACACGAGATACAATTCGTTAGGGGTGGATTCCCCGATTTATGAAGCACAGTCTGATGAAGGAGTGACAATAGATATGTGCGAACCTCACACACAGGAGGGATTACTCCAATTTACGGATGATAATCCTGGATCTTGTGCCGTCCCTCTACTCTCTACTCCAAGCTCTAGCGTGAGTAACGATAACACTGCATCAATATCGCGATATTTGTCGCGTCCTGTTGTGATCAATACTGTTACGTGGCAGCAGGGAGGTACGACAGTGGATATCTTTGATGTGTGGCAGAAGTTTCTGAACAATGCCACAATATCTAATAAGATTAATAATTACTCCGCTATTAGAGGAACGTTATATGTTAAATTCGTAGTGAATGGCAATGGTTGGTATTACGGAAAGTGGATAGCAGCGTATGATCCCATGCACTGGTGGAGTGATTTTTCAGGTAATGAAGTGTATCCTGAAGGTTGGACTTATCATACACAGAAGAATCATATTGTTCTGGACGCGGGGAGTTCAAGTTCAGCAACATTGGTTTGTCCATTTATACATTATTACGATTATTTGGATCTTACGAGCAACGATGAATTGATTAACATGGGCTCCATCATTATGGGACCATTAAACCCTTTGCAACATGCCGGAGGATCTACATCAAGCTTGAATATCACAATGCTAGCTTGGATGGAAAATGCTGAATTAGTATTTCCAACATCAGTACCCGTATCTGGTTTGGTGTCTCAGTCAGACGAGTATTCGAAGGATAGGGTCTCGGGAATAGCGTCTGCCGTAGCTAAATCTATGGGCATGTTATCCCAGGTGCCAATTATTGGGCCTTTTGCTTTAGCATCAAGTATGGTAATTGGAACTATTGGTAAGGTCGCTGCATTATTCGGCTATAGTAAGCCTCGTCAGATAGAAGACATAACGCTTATGCAACCTGTCACTGTAGGTGACATATGTTCATTTGACCGTAAAGATACTTCTGTGACCTTAGCACTAGATAGCAAGCAAGAAGTAACTATTGATCCACGAGTAGCTGGATTTGGGAATATTGATGAGTTACATATTTCCACTTTAGTTGGAAAGAGGACTTATTTGACCACATTTACATGGACAGGAGATCAAGCTCCAAATTCATTATTGTGGAATTCTTACATTTCTCCTCGAATTGTTCCTACCTTTACGGCGGCACCCAATGCTGATGTCGCATGTTACCAAACGCCTTTAAGTGCTTTAGCTAGATTATTTGGTAATTGGCGAGGCGATATAGAGTTTACTCTCCAGGTAGTTACGTGCGCAATGTTTAAAGGGAGGTTGTTGGTTACATGGGATCCAGTTTATGATGTATCCGGACGTGGTAAAACTCATTTACAATATTCACATATATTAGATATAGCCCACGATACTGAAGTCACATATAAGATTGGTTGGGGAAGTACCCGACCATGGTTGAGTACTGGCGCTTCGAAAGATATTAATGTGGGTCAGGGCAGTGAAGAAATAACCTTTAGTAGACCAGATACTACTAATGGTGTGTTAACAATTTCAGTTATAAGTGCATTGACTGGAATTTCATCAACAACAGCATCAGCTACAATTAATGTATGGGTAAATGGGGCTAGTAATTTTGAGTTTGCTAATCCACGTGACGACTTATCGTATTACGATACCAATCAGACTTCCATCATGGGTAAAGTATTTACATTGGGTACACTTTCAGAAGGACCGTTACATTACAATTATCTACGTTCGCAGTCAGCGGAGTATGATATGGGGTTTGCTAAGAACCCTTCTGTGAGCGTATCCGACCCTCAGATTAAGGTTATTACATTTGGAAAGTCTACTAATTTTACTGATAATTCCAGCGTAGTATGCTTTGGTGAATCAATTGTTTCTTTACGGCAGTTATTGAAGAGATATAGTTACCATCGTTCAATAGACTTTGTCCTCGGAAAAACACTAACTTCAGACACTGTCACACCATCGGCTACAACTCGTACTTACACTTTTCAGTTAACACGGCGTAATTTACCGTACTTCAACGGTAACACCGGAGCAAGCACTGCCTATTCTTATAAGAGGGGTCCTACTATTGCTGAGTCTCATTTTGTTCATGAGCACATGATTAACTTTTTATTACCCGCGTTTGTTGGGTATCGCGGTTCCGTGCGTTGGAAGTATTATCACATGTCCCCTTCTAGTAATAGACCAGGGACTAGTTATTTTATAGACGCTGCTCGGATACCGCACAGTGCGTGCGGCTATACGGAAGGGTATGCCACGGAGTCCCGTTTAGTAAATTGCATTGACGCTGGATTCACCGCCCTTTCTATGGGTACGGGAAGTTTATTTTCTGGAGCAGGTGCTCTTAAATTTCGTAATTTGGGCACTTTTTGTGGTGCGGTTATTAAACCAGGCACCAGTGCCAATGTTATAGAAGTAGAGTTACCTTATCAGACAAATAAGAAATTTGTCGTCGCACGAAGAAAGGACTTGGCTAGTACGACCAGCTTTGATGATCCAACACTTTGCGGTGGCTTAGTGGTCCGTGGAGTGACGTCTTTTGCAGGCGGAACAAACGGGGTAATGAGCTTGAGCGAGTATGTCGCAGCTGGGGATGATTTTTCTTTATTTGGTTTCACGGGATTTCCACCCGTGTATCCCGTGAAGGACACTATTTCATCCATATAATTTACATATCATATAGAAGGAAAACTATTTACAAAAACCATCCTATCTCATTAGGTGAAACGAGAATGAGACTGTTTATTTAAATCCATCAGTGATCGATGGTGGGGGTTCAGAAGAAAAACTCCTCGGGCGCACCTTTGTGTAGCAATATATTATTTTATAATCTATGGTTTCAAGGGTGTTACGCCCGGAACTTTCCCAGGATTACAAATTTTATCTAGTTAGAACCGGAATTGTGTTTTATGTATTTAATACAAAAGACGTCTCGGATCACAG